AGGACTTGCTACGTTCCCAGTTAATGTTTCACTAATATTAGACCAAGATGTATAATCATCAGATAGTTTTGTCCTGCATCCTTTTCCAAGATCAATGTCTAACAACATAATATATTCTGATTCTGTGCCCTGCTCTCTTATATATATCCTACCCCCAGAAATTCTAGGGTCGTATGGCCCAACTGTAGCAACATTTAACGACAAAGATTTAAACTCATTTTCCTCTGAAACAGTAAGGGTGTCTGAGTAAGCAGATGGTAAAGACTCTTGATTACCATCGTACACAAAGGTTTGAGCAAATTCATAAGTACCACTTTCTATTAGTCCGTCTACGTCTGTTTCAGTTACTATAGAAATATTAAATCCTGAACCGGCAGTTAGGGAAACGGCAGTGGAGCTGTCATTATCTTGATTCTTTTCAAAACTAGCCAATACTCCAACTGTTCCAGAGTTACGTGCTACCGTACCGTCAGTGGGCTTAGAAAGGTCGTTATCTTTTGCAAAGTAATTCATATAAGAATTATCATCATTTGAAGAAGGCTCTGTAGATGCATCACCACGTACAAAATGTCTTCTTTGTACCCAGCCATACCATTGAATTTTACAGTCATTTTTATCGGCGGTGTCGCAACATCTTATGGAATCTTCTACTTTATAATACTTAACCTGAGATGCAATATCTGTTTGTGATGAGTTTAAAGTAATAGAACTTAACTCCCATGTGCCGGAAGTTATAGAAAAGGTGTCTATTGTATGATCTGCCGGACTAGATAAAAGTAATACTTGATCTCCCATAGAAGCACCTGTAAGAGTGGCACCCCAAAAATGTTGAGGCAAGGTCTCAACATTAAGAGAGATAGCCCTGTCAAAAACAATGTTGTTTCCATTTGTGTCCACTACTCGATATTGACCTTGGCCTGCCCTACTAATTCCGTCTACGGGAAAAGAACTAGCGGTCATGTTTACAAAAGTCCCAACAGGAAAAGAGGATGCTAAATTTTGCTGAGTACCACTAACTTTATATTCTAACTCTCTTAATGATCCGCCGTTAGTCCTTGCTATAAATCCAGTGGCAGAACCTTCACTATCGTCATCCCCTGCAATAGAGCTTGTCTGCGAAACCGTAACTAAGTCTCTTGCAAAATCTGTCTCAAAATAACCTAATCCGTATCCGGGCTGTACCGTAGCCACACCGGTTGCAAAAGTTAATGTTTCATTTGTTACGCTACCCCCAGTAGTAGAAACATCACTTCCACCGGGGCCGTCACCTAGCTCAAAAGAGGTGCTACTTGTTACAGACTTCACAAATGAGTTCGCAGGTATTCCTGTTCCAGTAACAGTCATCCCAAGAACAATTCTAGTATTTGCATCGTGTGCAATCGTAGGGTCATTATTGTAGTCACAAGTCGCATCTGTAAAGGAAGTAGAATAAGAGGCAACTTTATTATTACTACTATCCTTCATGCTGTAAAATGGCTGTATACCACCATATACATTGAACATGACAGCCCTAGCCGCACCTACCTCATTGTCAGCAATGTCAGCAATGTCCTTAACGGTGTTTAATCCACCGCTAAAGTCATTTAATTGGTACAGTCTTTTAGGCACTACTTACCTTTGAATAATCCCTCTATAACGTCTGTTACAACGTCTACCATCTTTTCAAAAAAGATCTGTTCTTTTTCTTCAGATACGAAAGGGATGTCAATCTTTTTGTTGATTGCAGTAGCAATACTCTCTGACATCTCATCTGATGCAAGGTGATTGATTGCTTCTTCTTTCATCTTGTCTGCCTGCTCTTCTGCAAGCTTGACTAGCATTGATTTAATATCCATTTTATTTTCCTTTTTTTATGTTCATTATCAATAATATTATAGAAAGCAGTGCAACCACTACCTGTAATAATTCATGTACTTGTGTCAGACCAATCGCATAGTTACTAAAACTTATTGCGGCTATCTTTAAACTGTCCATCTCTAATGCTTTCCATTAATCCTAGAAAGACTACCATCTATTCTAGAAACCTGATTATCTAAGTCGTTAATACTAGCTGTCATAGCATCAAACTTACGATCTAATTTATCATCTGATTGATTCCATCTAGCAATTAGTTTTATTATCATCCCTTCCATATTCTCAAGAGTTTCAGACTGCCCCCTGTTCTCTACCTTCAAAGCTTCTAATTCTTCTTGTTGCTTTGCTGATTTATTAGACATGGATATAACTAGATATACAAACATGGCACCGACCACTCCGATCATTCCCGCTTCGCCATATACTGCCATAAAATCCATTACGTCTCCGCTATTATTATAAAAGGGTTAAACTCTTTATTTTCCCAAAAACAAATAGTTAATTCGTGTAGTTCATCAACTGATAAATCCAATGTATAAATTAACATTATCATTTTTTCTTCTTTTTGCCCCAACTAAATGGGTTTAGATTTAGTTCTTTTTCGTAAAAAGCTACTTTCTCTGCTAATTCTTCCCTTTCCATTCTTTCTTCAACAATGTGTTTGCTAAGAAGGTTTTCAATTTGCTTATCCGCAGTTGCCACCTTATCCTCCAACGACTTGATACGACTCTCAACCTGCCAATAACCATAGACCAATATTGCCACGAGAACACATCCCTGAGCAAGCCATTTAAGATTAATAGATACAATGGCATTATCATCAAGAACGGTAGCACGATAGCTTCTGGCGGTATCCGGCTTTCCACTCATTTCACCACATCTTCTAATTGATGATGTATCCAACACCAATTAGATTCTTCATACACCCTTCCATGATAGTAATGCAAGACCGAATCAATCCCCATTACTTCTATAAAAACTGTATTTGTAACTGTATCCTGAGGTGTGATTTGGTAACTTCCTACGCTCCACCCGTGACTGCATCCTCCTGTCATAACTATACACAACAGGAGTCCCATAACTCGTACTAACAACTTCATAACCCTTTTTAATTACTTTTTTTATTACTTGACTCATAGCACCATCCACCATGCCATTGCAGTTTCCACTACAATATCAGCAAGCGTATTGTATGCCCACTTCTTTTTACTACCATAAGGCCTCCAGTTTTCTATGTAATACTCAAAAACTTCCCATAAAACACCTACAATCAATACACCCATAACACACCAGAAATCACTCCAATTCAACCATTGAAATACCTTGCATAAAAAAGCACCAGCGGCTATATGATACGATGTCCAACTATCTAGCTGACCTGTTCTTTGTTGCCATGCTACTAATTTGGCTATGGGGTTATTCATTACTTAGAACCAAAGACCTTTGAGAAAAAACCTTTTTTCTTTTTCTTGCCCTTACCTTTTATCTTTTTGCCCTTCTTCTTTTTCTTCTTTACTTCTTCGCTCATTGTCAACTGATCGCACTGAAGAGAATCAGAGGGAGTTGCACTCACAAAGGAGAAAGCCATTAAAAAAGCCATTATCTTTTTCATGTCTATACCTTTATATGTTTTGAGACTTCTTCATCTCCAGCCATCATTGGAACTATCCTAGACAACAGCTCTGATTTGCTTTCTGAGCTAGAGTATGAAATACCTCGTTTATCGTAAAAATCTTGTATCTCTTCTTTTGTATTATCCATTGTAGGATAATCAGACTGAGATGTAGCGACACCATTAATAAGTTGATGGTGTCCAACCACCAACCTACCATGACCACCACCATGACTATCGTCACACTCATCAACATAAGCCTGTTCAATCGTTGCCCAACTATCGCTTCTTTGAACAACCTCGCCATCTACTACTAAAAAATATTTATATCTAGAAGGATAAGTCAGGGTCTCAGTCGTACCATCTGGGTATGTCTTTGTCCTAGTAGCACCGGGAGTCGTGTTTTTATACAATCGTAAATAATGACCCTGAGAACTTTTCCTTATAAGCATTATTTATTATAACTCTCCCATACAACTAAGTATGTTAATAATGCAGATGCAATAAGTATCATTGATAGCAACATCATTCTTCTTCTTTAACCTCTTCAGATTCTAATGACTCTTTTAACATCTTAACAAATGCATCGTGACCTACTCTAAGTTGGTCTGCAATAAAACCATTAGATGCCTGTTTGTTTTGTATGTCGTTTATATGATTTACCATCATCTTCTGTTCGTCAGTTAAGTCCTCAATGATATACTCTACACCATCAAGATTAATAACTGGCTTTTCTTTTTTTTCTTTAGCCATTATGTGACTCCTTGTTTAGTTAATTATTTCTTTTCTAATTCTTCTACTCTTGCAGATAATTCTTGTACAGCCTTTATTAAAGGCATTACAAATTTTCCATATGCTAATTTTTGTTTGGTATTAATTCCTTCTCCCCATCCACTAAATTCAACATTCATTTCGTTCATTACTTCTTTTACTTCTTGGGCAATTAAACCATCCCAAGTTTTACCACTTGATTTTTTAGACGGATTTTTAATACCAAATTCTTTTGGATACTGAGAAGAAGGTTTTGTTTGATAAGTAATAGGTCGAAGTTTGTTAATAAACTCTAATCCCAATTTTGTATCTTTAATGTTTTTCTTAGTTCTTACATCAGATGTAACAGTTATATCTCCACCATCTAAATCATAAGTCATAGAATTAGTATCATTACCAATTTCTACAACATTATCACTTGCAGTATTTAAAGATAAACCTGATCCAATAACAATACAACCTGACCTACTATTTGCATCTACATCTGCATCATGTCCAATAATTGTATTAGTTCCACCTGTGGTTAAAATATTTCCAGCTTGAAATCCAACTGCCGTATTTCCAGCTCCAGATGTCAATGCAGACCCAGCCGCATACCCAACAGCAACTGTTCCGTCAGCGGCGGCAGTCATAGCACCAGCACCAGCTTGTGAACCAACAATTACTGTCTGATCTACTAAGCTTGAGCCACCAAGAGCATCTGTTCCGATTGCAACATTATGGGTTTCATCAACAAGTGCATCGCCTGCATTTGTTCCGATAAGGGTATTGTTTGCTCCGCTTGTCATCGCAACAGCCGCATTTCTTCCAATGATAACATTTCCGTCAGCACTACCTTGCATATCTCTACCTGCTTGGTGTCCAATGACTGTGTTATTATTACCAGTTAAATTAGTAGTAACATTTCCACCCAAAGAAGCGTAGCCTATAGCGGTGTTAGCTCCTCCTGATGTAACATATTTACCAGCACTAAACCCAATAGCAAGATTAAGATTACTAGCATGATTATTAAGTGCGGCTTGACCTATCGCTATTGAACCATCGGTTGAAGAATCATTATCTGCGTTCATTGCCGCATATCCAATAGCTACACAGCTATCTGCATCTTGAGAAGATGATAGAGCTAATCTACCTATCGCAATGTTCTTATTCCCTGTAGTCAAAGCATCTGCCGCACCTTGACCGACCACTACGTTATCATCTCCCGTAGTAAGTGCCTCTAACGCATTTTTACCGATTGCTACGTTGTTTGTAGCTCCATTTAATGCACCTGACAATGAATTATAACCAACGGCAGTGTTTCCATCACAACCAGCAGTTACCCAAGTACCATTACCAGAATATGCTCCAATAAATACATTTTCATTAGCACCAATATTATTCTGAGTATTAGCACTTCCCATTGCTCTATAACCCATTACAGTATTATACATTCTTGCGGCTGTTCCTCCAACATTAGCCTGAGTACCTACAATAGTATTGCCATCTGAACTTGCGTGATTTATATACTGACCAGCCTCCATTCCAATCACAGTATTAAGGGACTCACCATTATCTGCATTTCTTAATGCTTTATAACCTAATGAAGTGTTATTTGCTCCATCTGTTTGATATAATTGAGATTCATAACCTATAGCAGTATTTGAACCACCAGTTGTCAAGGATTTTAAACTTTGATAACCAATAGCTATTGTTCCGTTTGTGTTGGTAGTTGTACTATCGGCATTACCATAAAAAGCATTTGCTCCTATTGCTACACATTGTGCAATTCCATTAGCAGTTCCATTCATTACTCTCATTGCAGAATCACCTATTGCAACATTCTTGCTTGGGCTTACATTTGCTAACATAGCTTTGTGTCCTATGGCAACATTGTCTGCTCCATCTCCATCTGAATCACCAGTAAGTGCTTGGTAGCCCATAACTGTGTTCCCACCGCCTGTAGTAGTTTGTTCGGCTGTACCAAATCCAACAGCCGTGTTAGATGTTCCAGAGGTTAATGCTCCTAATGCAGATTTACCAATCGCTATTGTTCCTATTTGATTGTTTGCCCCAGTAGCATCCATTGCTTGATACCCAATAGCAATATTACCTTCAATATGATTAGTGCCTGTTAATGTACCTCCCATTAAAGCATCTTCTCCAATCGCTATATTCTGCTTTATTTCTCTATTGGTACTACTTGCTGTTCCGTCTTGTTTAGCCGCACCTAATGCACTATTACCAATAGCAATGTTATGCGACTCATCGTTAGCGGCAGTTGAAAATGTTGCTCTTCCGACTGCTACATTGCTACTTCCCGTTGTTAAGGTTGCAAGCGTAGACCTACCAACTGCTGTGTTAAATGAGCCTGAAGTAATGTCATCAGAACTATATGAGCCAATAGCTGTGTTTTGTTGTCCAGAAGTAAGGTCAGTTAAAGAATTGTATCCTACTCCTACATTGCCATCTGCGGCATCAGTTTGAGTACCAGTTCCTCCAGCTAATTCTCCCACAAATACATTCTGGTCTCCAGCACCATCAGAATCACCTGCATTTTTTCCAAATATTGTATTGCTATCACCACTATCACTATTAGATAGTGAGATTCTGGAGTTGGCATCAATTACGAATCTTTCAGAGTCATCAACAGTAAATCTAATTTTACTATTGGCGACATCCTCACTACTAGTATTGTCAGCATCTATGTAAAGACTGCCTGCTGAGTGATAAATTCTTGAAGTAGAGTCATCATCACTATCTACAAAAGATATTTCTGGATGAGCATCAGTAATTTGTAAATCGCCAGCAATAGTCAAAGCGTGAGATGTTGAAGGAGAATCAGTACCTATACCCATTTGACCTAAATGGTTTATAACAACATAATTAGCCGATTCATTTCTTGGAGAAATATATAGCTTATCTGTAGAATTATTTTCTCCATACATAATCCTTGCCGCACCATCTCCACCTCTCATTCTTAATATGGCACTTCCAGATGCGTTTGTATTCTCAATTAATAAACCAGCATTGGTATCTGTTGCTGGGTTTGTAACAGCATCTGCTCTAGTAATTGACATACTACCAGTTAATACTTCATCGTATGCAAGAGAACCGCCACCTTGAACAGTTAGGTCTCCAGATATAGTCACATCACCAGAGATTGTACCTCCGGCTAGGGACATATTTAATCTGTTGTTTGTAGTATCTAAAACACTGTTTAGTGCTTCTTGTGAGGTTACTGAGTTTGCCGTGACGGCGTTTCCTGAAGAGTCTAAAAGTACTTTGTTTAGAACTTCCTTAGCGGTGAATTTATTTGGGTTTGCCATAATCTATCCTATATTCCTCCACCACCGCTTAAAGCATCCATATAGTTAAATTATATGTTCTGTAACTTACCTTATATCAAAACAAATAATCAATCAATTATATTAAGTAAAACTTGCTGGTACTACTGCTCTCGTACCTCCAGTCTTACTTCTCTTTTTGGTGCCGTATTTCTTTACAGCCATGTCAAATTTTCTTTCGTGTTGCATCATCAGGTTCATAGACACTTGAGCCATACTAGCATCTGATTCCGTACCAGCTCTATCCATGTACAAACACTTTTTCACATAGTCTACAATCGCTGAGTGAAACAAGTTGTCTATATCTGGAGTTTGAGTAATTGCAGTAACTTTGCTAGGATTACCATAGTAGTGTATAAGCATACCGTTGGTAACTGAGTGGTCAAACGCTTGATATGCCTTTCTATCAGTTCTAGACTCGCCAGAAGAAGAAAATGTTGTTATAAGACCTAAATGATCTCCCCTAATAAAATATAAAACCTTGTCTTCTGGATATTTAATATTGCTTGCCATTATGAAGGCTCCTCTATTGCAGATTCAGACGTGTTGTCAAACATCAAAGGCTCTCCATCTAATACCCTAGGAACTCTTATGTAGTCACCGTCATTGTCCATTACATCTACTCTATAAACTTTATTGATACCCATTGCATTACTACTGGAGTCTGTTGCACTATCTGACAAATCATAAAATGTTTGATCGGCAACAATGTTTATTTTAGCAGACATGGACTTTTGTGAGTATTGACCTAACTCATTCAATGCATCATTTATCAAAGACATAATATATGTCTCAGGTGCATTAGGAAAAACCTGCCTAACTCTACTGATAATCTGTTTTACTGTTAATGATTGTATCGCCATTACATCAACGCCTGTATTCCTTTATCATAGTCATTTTTTAATTGATTAATCACGGGAATATATAACTCAATATCTTCCTCGCTTGTAAGAACCGATTCTATTGCTTTTATACAAGCATATATTACAACTAAATACTCAGCATCGTCTGGAAATTTTGCAATAGCACTATCACCAAATGCAACCGCAGGATAATTTAATGTATTTACATGAGCATTTTGAGCATTGGTAGGTTCTGGTACAACACTTAATATATTATTAATTATGTAATATGCTGGGTCTGTAGTGGTTGCCGCCATCATGTCGTCAGCATCTCTAATCCTTCCGTTTAGCTCTGGCCTTACTATTCTACAAGGTTGATTGATTGTGCCATCATCTCTAGTAACACTAAATACTTCAGAACCAAGAACTGTAAAGTTTGGGCTACTACTATTCAAATCATTTGAAGTTGTAAATAAAGACTGTCTAGATCTAGGTAAAGCATTTAATATTTCTTTAGCACCATCTGTTAAAAACTGACTAAGCTCTGTTTGGGTAGGCGTACTACTACCATCTATACTTAAACTTGTCAATGCTTCTACTTGTGCTTCAAATGTTGCCATGTTATGCTCTTCTTACCTTACCTGCTATCTTTTTTGAATACTTAGCTTTTGGCCTTCCTTTTGCAGATGCGGCCCTTTTTCTTCTGTTTGTAGCCGCTTTTTCAGAGGCACTAAGACTTTTCCTAACTGATTCAGGTAAATAACGTCCACGCTTTGCTTTTGGTTTTTTCTTATCTGCTTTAACGACATAATCCCACTTTTGTTTTGACCACTTTGATAATTTATTCTTAGATGACTTTTTACCAGAATATGTCCCACCCATATCCTTATAATACTTTACAGCAAGTTGCATAGCCCTAGCAGAGTGCTTGCCACCCATTTTTCTTTTAGCTTTAGCCTTTGCTCTTGCCCACTTGGCGGGATCTCTTTTTTTTGCTGTCGCCACTATTTCTTTTTCTTTTTGGCGTGTGTCATTTGAACTTTAAAACTGGCAGTTAAACTCGCACCTTTGTGTGGCTTGTATCCACCCCTAGGGTTCTTCATTAATTTATAACCAGCACCAGCTTTCATCCAATGATAACCGGTAGGTGCTTTTACCTTTTTATTCATTACCATTTCACCTTATGACTCCAATACCTTGCTGATAGTTTGCTAGGTTTAGAATCTTGTGCATTATGTCTTGCATAATACGATTTACGTCTTGCCTTGTCTTTTTTACTCTTTGGATTCTTGCCAGCACCTCTCACTCCCTGCTGTCCAAATCTAATTAATTTTGTTGTGCTCCCAACCTTAGCAACCACTACATGTGACTTCTTTGGGTGGTTTGGGGTACGCTTTGGCTTGTTATAGCCACTTACTCCAGCCCGTACAAGCTTTGGGTCTCTTTTCTTTTTAGCTGGCATAGCCTAAATTTTTCCTCATGCTTTTTACATTGTCACTCATGCTTTGAGTAGAAAACTCAACGTCTGTTCTTTTTCCTAAGTCAGAAGTCATCCACATATTCGTAGTGAACTTACTTTCAGATGCTTGTTTACCGCAAGACTTGCAGTAGAACCAGCCTCCCTTGTTTTCTTTATTGCAATGCATACATTTTTTCATAATTAATCCTTTTAGGTTTCGAGGGCCGCCTTTTTTTGACAGCCCTCACAGTACCTATTACTGTTATCCTTATGTATTCGGATTAAGATATGGTTATATGAGCGACATCGTGAGCCATTGCTTTAGCATAGTAATAAGTGCCATCGCATATTAACTCAACTTGATCTCCTAACTGAGCACCACTAATGAAAACAATTTCATCAACCGCTGTTGAATCTGTGGAAGAACCAGCTCCGCCATCTCCGCCAGCCGTAAACCCGACAATAGAGTCTTCGGATGTGTTGTTTGCAATCGTTACCGCATTAGCCGCAACTTCAGACAAGACGAACTTAGCATGCCATCCTGCACCAGCAGTTGCCGCTAGTGGTAGTGTAATCTCATAAGCAGAGTCTTGCTGAATCATAAAAACCTTACCAGAGTCTAAAGCAGTTAAGGTTTTAGCCGCATTGATAGTCTCTACTTTTAGTTTAAGATCAGCTTTACCGCTATTATTATTTAGATAATCAGCTCTCATCTTACACCCCTTCTAGGTTGAACAGTGCGTGTGACTCAGGAAGAGTAATCTCTAAACCAGCTTCGGTTAAGATCATATCTTTCCTTAAATCCTCATCAGCCGCCTGTATATTGGTCATAACTTGAGTGTCACGATTGATACCGTTACCAACTAATGGACGATAAGCAAGCTGTGTCATATCAGCCATGAGCATAAACCCAGATGCGATTCCTCTAAACAATGGCTCTTTGACAAGGTTTAACTTTCCGTGAATGGTGTCAATCACCATTACAGAATGTCCGAAAGCACCTTCTCTTGAGTCAAAGTTTAGTCTGAAAGGCATGTTGTTTGAAGATCCGATAGATGCATCAAGAAACGCACCATCGCCTAACTTGTTAAAGAATGTAATGACTGGTAAACTACATAGTACTAGCTTCTCTGCCATTCCACCTCTAGCTGGATCAAATATTACTTCAAGATCACTAAGCAATCTATCGTATGTTAATTCAGCTTGTGCAACACTACGATGATATGCATTTCCAGAAGAATAGGAAAATGCAGAATCGTCTACTACTGGCGACACATTCTTTACGATGTGACCGACTAGACCTTCCGTGTACTGGATACCGCCTACACGAGCTCTTTGACCGAAGAGCATAGCCCTTTCAATGTCAATTTTGTGCTCACGCAGTTTGGTAGCCCAGATACGATTCCACTCTTCAGCATACCCACGATAGCGAGTTGCATAAGCAGTGTTGGTCATTTCTGCCGCTGTTTTAAAAATCTGGGTGTACCCAAAGTCATCTTCTAATTCAGAAGAGAATACATCGGGGGAACCAGAACCTTCTTCATAGGAAGTACCTATGATTTGAGCTACGTCATTATCAGCTAAAACATTACTTCCGCTGACAGCAGACACATCAATTATTTTACCAGTAAATGATGAATCAGCACTTGCATGACTTACTCCTGACTCTACCCTAACTAATGCCTGACCGTATCCAGCAGTTGAATCAACTGTACCGACAGCCAAAACCATTCCTTTTACTAGGTAGTCAACAGTGGCACCGCCAGCAGTATCAACAGTAAATGAATACGAAGAACCTGCGGAAACAGCGGAACCACCATTTACAGCACCTTTAAGAAGTAAAGAACGATCTGTAAAGCTAATACGGTTACGGTTTTCCAAATAACGGAACACTGGGTCATCGGTAGGTGCTTTAGCAACCTGATTTAGATAGACGAAAAATGGAGACTCCTCTGGAGCCAATTCGGCAACTCTGTCGCCGAAATTAAATATTCGTCTTCTATCCGGTCTTTGACCTACACTAGCATCAGAGGTAGTAGCAGTAATATCACTGGATTTTAATACTCCAGAATTGTATGATATTGCCATTTTGTTACCTTTGTGTTATGTGGTTATTATTAATCACGGTAATCTTCCAGAGTTCCCAGTTGCCATGATTGACTCAAACATATTGTCTGTGTCAGTCTTTTTAGGCATTGGTGGCTCTCCTTGGAGAACTCCCGCTGTGCGAGGAGCCTGCTGTGCCGCAGTTACCGCTTCCATTGTATCATTATTAGCAACGGATTGGCCGTTCTGCATCTGCCAAAGTTTAACTAGATTATTCAAACCCACTCTCTCTTTAGGCTGTGTTGTAAACTGTAAGAACTCTTGAATATCACCATCGGACATTTTATAAGTTCCTCTCAGTTCATTCACAGTGTTTTGCATTTGCATCTCAGCTTGTATCTGTTGCTGTTGTTGGGATAACGCAGATTGCAATCTCTGTTGTACCAGATTCTCTATCTTGTTATTAACGTACCGTCCTGATTCAGAGTTTTCATCTGTAAACGCATCCCAAGGATTGAAATCATCCTTACCTACTGTTTGCTCTGGTTGCTCTTGTGTTCTGTTTCCGGCTATACCATCCTCAAGAATCTGAACTAAATCAGGTCTCTGTTCTAGTAGCTGTAGTATCTGAGCACCTTGTTGCAGTTTAGCATTTTCGGCCTGTGACCGATCATACATAGACTGAAACTTTTTAGACTCAGCTTCATAATCTACAGCAGGAATTTCTTCCTGTACTGGTTCTTGATCTTCAGCGACAAGCTGTGGGCCTGCCTGTTGATTGATGATATCCTCTTCAAAAGCACTATTAGCACCGGGCTGTTCGGCTGGGATATTCACTTCCTGTTGTTCTAGTGTTGACATAGTTTCTCCTTAGATGTCTTTAGGCTTCTGGAGTAGAACTGACTTTTCTCTGTACATCTTTGAGATTACTGGACAATTTCTCCACCTCAAGCTTCACCTCGTTTTCTAGTTTTCCACGTTGTACCCTTCTATCAGCCTTAGACTCGGAATTGATTTCGCTCAAGCGTGACTTGAACTTCTCAACTTCGACTCTCTTTCTATCACTGACTGATTCTCTTTGGGCTGTCTGCAAGTCACCTTGCAAATTCTTTATCTGAGCATCCATTGCCTGTATCTGCTGTTGCATCAACTGCTTCTCTTCTGTTCTCCTCATAATACCTTCCTTATCAAATAGCTCAGGATTTTTCTTCAATACTTCATAACGGTCTACAATGCCCATCTGGAACGCCTCTAGATATACGGCAAGTTCTGCATATTTACTGGATGGCATTGTTGATCCCGGTTCAATTCTTACATCGTGCTGGTCTAGCATGTGCCTTTCTTTTTTCAGGTCTAAGATTGCCTGAGACACATCTGTATAGAAGTTTGCCATAACCTCTGTGATGTTGTTATTTGGCTGTGCCAGTCTAAAAATCTTTTTGTAGGTATAATGACCTTTGGATAGGTTATACAAAACCTTACCCAGTTTGTTAATACTAAACTCTATGTCTCGGAGTTTGGACTTTGGTCTTTCACTACCAAGTGCTATCATTCTTTCTGTAGCTCTCATTGTCTCTGGAGCCTTCTCTGCAAAGCCATGCATCATTTCTGGTAGACCAAAGATAAAATCTATATAAAACTCTGACTGCTGTATCAGTCTGTAAAACTCACCAGCAAGCGGCTGAGGAGCAGGGTAGTGCGGTTCGCCTTGAGATGAATCCACTTCAATGACTGCGTTCGGGTTAGCCCAGTCTTTTTCAAGTTGATCTATGTCGTCCACACTACCCAAAGGTACTAAAAGCTTTAAGCCTGCTGATGCCTGTGCATGAGACAGTGCCAAAGACCACAACTTGTTTAGAAGTCTTTGCATTGGTCTAGCCCTAGATACATCAGACTTTGGATATGGAGTACCAGTCCAAATGTTTGGAAGTGGTATAATTGGGTATTCATCTGTATTTAAAATCTGTTCATACAAAACAACTTCTCCCATTGATGCACATACTTTCACCCTAGTCTGTAAGACTTCTATAGCTGTAAATGCATTAATGTCAAACGCTTCTTTGTTTTCCTGATAGAACTTGGCGTACTCTTCTTGAGACAGAATGTCTTCATCCTGTGTCTGCGTGTCAATGACTCTGTAATAAGGAACCTTGACTTTATAAAATCTTTCTAATACCTGATACTTTTTTACTTGATAATAATCTTTATCTTTTACATCTGCTGGTGTAAACACTACCATTGAATTTTTATTTTGTGAAGCTGGGTAATCTTCTTCATCATAAGTAAACCCAGATATATCATTTATGAGTCCCGGTATAGTCTCTCCAGTAAGCGGGTCTTGTTTATCTGCTAATTCAGGGTAGAGGTTGACGGCTTGTTCCCCCGTTAGGATGGTGGAAAGGATAATGCCATCCGAGTCGCCAAACCAACGATCTCTAGAGCTGGGAGATGCGTACACTCTAAACGGGTCAACATAAGTGAACTTAACGTCACCTCTACCGAAATCTGATTCTGAGTCAATGTAAGCATACAGATACCCCATGCCGGTAGTAGCATAATCCTGTATTGCCTGTTTCATCTGCCAATCACCATCTGAGTTTTGCCACACATAACCCATGACCGTCCTCCACAATGTAGCAACCTGTACATCGGAGTCTTCTCTAGGGGTTATAGTAAACGCTGGTGGTCTGGATGTTAGTACTGCTTTAAATTTTTCAATAGCGGCAGAGATCCTATCCATTGGTATGTCTGCCTGATTTCTCTGAGATAATTCATCAGATTCATCTTGACTGAAATGATTCCCAAGATAAAAGTCAATATCCTTACGGGCCTCTGTGTCCCAGTCGGATCTTGAATCACGCCATTGGCGATATAATTCTTCGTTATAGGAAGCTCTAGGGTCTTTATCCATATTACTTTGAATAATAAGGCATATATTCTATTACCTTTCCGTTCATGCTGTCTCTAGGTTGTGACATTGACCCCATGCTCATCCTCATCATATCTAAAGCTCTAGCATTAGCGGCATCACGAGACATGGAAACCATTTTAGTTATTAAATCTACCTCTTCAGATGGAACCGCAAACTCTCCCTGCGTAAACTGTTGAGTTGACATATCTGGATTATTTAATAAACTTTGAAGCTTTATTAACTGCAATGACTTTCTAGCACTATCCACAGTGTTCATGTTGATGCTGTCTTGTAAGGCAGAAGCCTGCTCACGAGCTATTCCAATCTCACCCGCCTGTGGATTTTGCATCCTCATATCAATACTATCACTTAATCGTTGATTCATTGCCTGTCCCATCATTTCTGGTGGCAATAGAGGGCCTATCATTCCACCATTCTCATAGCCAATTAAGCCACCTTGTTGCTTTTTCTCATACGCTCTTTTTGCCCTATCTAACTGATCTTCATAGGTAAAATACATGTCTGGATTATAAAAACCCGCTATGGACTTGTAATAAGTCTCTGCATCAGCAGTGGGAAGTGGCACACTCTCAGCAACCGTTCCTTGCTCACCCAGAGCCTGTGGAACAATGCCATATAAGAATTTATTAAGAGCATCAATTCTATCCCTTTCTTCAACTAATCTATTAATTGCTTCTATTTCTTTTACATCTCTAAGCTCTTTAGGCTCCGTTTCTTCTAAAGACCTTTGCATATCTTGAGGCACCATTGCTTTATAATCCATTTGCCTTCTTCTCTTAGGACTAATCATTGAAAGTAATGTTGACAAACCACCGTTTTGATAGCCTTGCATTTTTTCTACTTCTCCACCATTTTGCATATAACCCATCTTATTCCTAACTGACTCTGGTAGCTTGCCTAGACCGGGATTATTTTTTGGAACTGGTTTTAAATTCTTTTTTACTTTACCACCATGACCATACTGATCCATAACCATACCGCCACCACGATAAGCATCTACCATACCTCCGGTGCCCATTGGCTTTGGCCCAGCCTGTACCATACCACCGCCATACATTCCTTTCATGTTTGCCATTGTAGCCTTTTCTATAAGACTATCTATGTTTGAGTGACCGCCTTTTTCTGGCATATTGTTTATCATATTTAGCATGGGTGCTCCTATCATGTCTACTGCCTCTTTACGGATCACAAACTCTCCGGGGGTTAGTATTGCTTTTACTGTATCTGTAGTTCCGGGCATTATTCTTTTATCTCAAAGTGTGGAAAATCATCAAATCTGTTATCTTTTACTTCCCATCTCCCTTTCTCTTCATACATATCCCAATTACCGCCCCATCTTATTTTAATCCCCATATTGCGAGCAATGCCAATAACGAACCCAGCAAAGAGGGTCTGCCGCTCCCTGTCTTCCCAATCCACAGGATAAGGGGTAACGTCAACGGCTTTAGAAGGGTTAGAGTTATGCCTGCCATTAGGATACTTAACCTTAGTACGCTTTTCATCATATAGTTTATTTTGCCTTTCCTTGTTTCTATATCCTTCCAAGATAGAACAATCCACATGCTTAATCACTTCATTAAACACGTCTTGCAACCGCTGATCGCATGTTGCTAGTCTTTCCTTTGATCTCTTTGAATATCTTGGCATGAATATTTTACTAGGCTATGTTAGCTATAAAATGATAAATGTTGCAATAGATTTAAACTCGTGCACCAGTCATCCAGCTATACGTCTTTCTTGCAATGCGTTTGGTTGGCGTTTCCTGTTCATTCAACAGGCTTTCCCGTTTGGTTCTGGAGCTTTTCGGTGGCTTTGCAAAGTAGTCTGCATAGTATAATGCATCCATCACATCATCGTTTCTAGGCTTTGGATGTTCAAAGAACTCATCTACCAGTTCTGTCATCTCTCTTTGTAGATACAGCTTCTTAGAATTAACAAGAGGGCCGAGACTGGTTTCCAGCCTATCTTCTTTTTTGATTCTAGATGGAGGCTTAACGCCTTTAAATATGCCGGGAAGAAGTCTTTTCTCTTTTGCGGAAAGTCTCGTAACCATATCCCGAACCATCTCCTGTGCCGCAACTGTTTCAATCGTGACACGGCGTACTGGTGCATATTTGTTCGCAAGTCTGATAATCTCCTTGGGAACATCGAATGTTGGTATACGCTCACGAAAATATTCCAGTACATATCTATTGTTGCTGGAATCAATGCCCATGACCAGTATGACTTGATAGTCAGAAGTCTCTGAGGCAGTCGCCGCAAGGTCAACACCAATGTAGATATTGATTGGGATAGCATCATCACCGTCTATAAGGTAGTTAAATTTATTCTTACATTCAACCCTTCCGTTATAATATTGTATCCTGTCTATCTTAAACGATGCACTGGACACATCTCTAGCATCATTCATGTACTCCTGAGCAAACTTATTAACCAGTCCAGCTTCGATAAACTCACGCTTCTTTGCTTCCAGTTTTTCTTTTGAGAACTGAGATGACCATAACGGTTTACCATCTTCAATAGCCCTATAGAAGTTTACATCCCAAGGGTACTCCCTTTTGTCCTCTTGTGCCTTTTTCCAGCCATCATAGGTCATTTGCAGATAGGAGTCGTAATGTACAATAGTACCAGACAGCCATATCCAACCCTCATTGCCCGGTGTTTCTTCTAATGCGGGGTACACTGTAGATACAATCCACTTCTTGATGTCAGCACGCCTTTCTGGTGTCTTGGTGTTTAATTCTGATTCAAAGTCATCCAGTACAATGCCAGTATAACGCACATCCACCTCTGCCCTACCTCTAAGTCTCTGTGATGTACCTTTGGATATAACCCTATCACCTTTTGGTGTTACCAAATCTTTCTCTGTCCAGCGTTTACCTACACTACCACCATCCATGTTTCCAAAGTAGTAACGTATCATTTTATTGTTTTCAAAGTGCGATCTAATGTATTTCAGGTGATCAATAGCCTGTGACTGTTCTTCTGATACCCATGCAATGAAGTGTTGCTGGTCATCAGCGGCAAAGCATAGCTTATGCATAATAGCCGCTTTGGCTATTACTGATTTACCGTGACCCCTAGGTATAATGTTACAGATACGAGCACCGGGTGCTGTATCTATCATTTTCTTTCCCATTTCGTAGTGGAAGGGTGCTGATTCAGACTTCTTCAAGAAGTCATTAGGTAGGAACGCTCTACCAAAGTAGATAAGGTTGCTGTATGCTTTTGCTAATACCTCATCTCTTTTCTCCATCTCTGATGGTGGAGGGGTAATGTTGAAAGAACTTTTGCTCATTAAATCATTGAATAAAGATTTTGTACAACACCGCCATTTTCAAAACCTTTATGCACTTTCTTTAAATACTCTTTAGGTATACCACCCTCAAACCAAGTTTCTCTTCTAAATGGATTTGCTGATTTTATTTTTTCTTTAAATACCTTATTAGGCACATCAAACTCTAAAAGCATCCTTTCACCTTTTTTTCCTAAGTTAGCATAGCTCAACGCTTCTTTTTTAGATTTACTAGCCCAAGTGCCAAGTCCTTTTATAATTGAAGGAAGATATTCTCCATAATACCCTTCAGGGTCTACAAAAGGGGCACCTCCTGTTCGATTAACTAAATAATCATCCATTTGCTTCTTCATTCTTTTTAATAGTGGATTAGGCGGAGATTTATAACTACCTCCTTTAACCATTTGTCCTTTAACCCACTTGGGAACGCCTCTAAATAGCTTTACACCAGCACCTATAGGTAGCAAACCCTCTGCGAAATCCATAGCAAAAGATTCTGCGGCAACCCTAGGGTCTTCTGGTTGAGTATACATAACACCAGTTTGGTCAAATTTATCTAGCTCTGTTTTCAGTATTAGATTGTCAATATTGTTATGAACATTGGTTGATGCGGCTTGTGCCATTTGTAATAGATTGTTAGCCATCCGTTAGTTCTTTTTGTTTTTCTGGTAATATACCTTGCTCAAATGCCTGTAGTTTTTCTCTGGTAAAGCCCGAGAACTCCTGTATCAGTGCTACAGAATCTACTTTCTTTTCTGTAGACAGTAAACCAGAGATCTTCATCAGGGTTTCTATTGCTCTAAGCTTGTCATTGTCTCTAACGTCTATCTTATCAATAACATCTTTAGTTGTTTCCAGTAGGTATCGTTTTGTAATACCCACTTCTGACATTAAGTTTTCTATTTCTTTATCCACTGCCTGCCTCACTGTTTTGTTTTTAAGTAGTAGTGCTGATCTTCTCTCTGCATGATCTAAACTGGTTGTCTTGGGAAATGCTTTCTGATATGCCTCTACAGGATCCATACCATGTGCTACATACTTTGCAAAGTTTTTCTTTGCTTCTGTCAGGTAGCCACCAGTTTTGACTTGATACCCTGCTTTCTTTGTAAATCTATATATCTCATCTTTGATTGTACCAACAAAAGGACTTGAACCTCTGTGGTTAAACATTCCAATAACCGTTCTAATATAATCGTTGTCTCTTTTCTTTTTATCTACAAAACAACCTTTCTTTAGTATCTGGACAATCTTACCATCATCGGATACGCACCAGTCTCCTTCTTCTGCCTGTTTCCAATCAGTAATCAATGGAGTATCTGGATGTGCCTTACGGAACTCTTCTTCTGATTCGTAGGCATAGTGCTTGACTCCCTTTATGGTGCGAGTCAGTGCCAAATTAGTTTGGTTCCTGATCGTCCAGAAGGTTTAGGTCTAATATCTCCAGCTCTGGCATGTTCTTCATGCGGTACAACAATTCGGATAGGAGACCTATTTGCTTTGAATTGGGGTCTATGATGTCTGTAAGCTGTAACTCTCGTGATATCTCACGGCAACGCTCTAGATTCTCATAGACGTTATCAATATGAAAGTCATTCATTCTGGCCCTTTGATATAGTGTACGGTTTCTTTCCATGATTTAATTTAATAACACTTGACATCTAAATGGTAGATAATATATATTTAATTAAGTTTGTTTAGTTTGTTGAAGTTTTTCATAATAGTACTATAGTATATATAGTATAATAGTATATATTATATATATATAATATATATAGTACTATAGTATATATAGTATATATAGTAAGTAGTAAGTAGTATGTATAGTATATATAGTACCGCCTTAGTATTTTGTAGTACCCGCCCAGTAAAACTTCCAAAAATTTTAAAAAAATTATATAAGCATGTGTGTCTCTCTTTTTTTGCACATGGCCCGCCCCCCAATCCGTTTCTAGGTTAGAAAAATTGTG